AGATAATCAACACCTGGAGCAGGTCCTACGGGTCCCTGTGTTACGACAAAACAACCATCACCTGTAAAGACGTGAGTTTTAAAATCACCATTTGTTAATATTGTTCCACCTGTAGCAGAAATATATGCAGTGTCTTGGTCATATATACCATCTGTAAATACACCTGAAGGGGTTGTACCTGATGTTGTATTAATTCTTGTAATCCAACCTTTTGCTGAGTCTACGTAAACAAACTCGGCAATAGTATCATTTGTAGTTAGTCTATATTGTCTTGTTGTTGTACTGTCTAAATTTGTTGTGCCTGTGTTAACTATAACATTATTGGTAGCAAATGTTCCGGCATAGTCAACTAAAATTACTGTATCACCCCTAGTTGGTGAAGTTGGCAAAAATACTTCAATAACACCGGCATTTGTATCTAAAAAATAACCAGCACCTGCTGTAGTATTTACTGTAGTAGAACCATCGGCCACCGATACGGCCTGCCAGTCTGTACCAGCAACAATATCACCACTTGCTCCTAGAGCAATTGATGTTCCGTTAATTGTAATTGTATTATTTGCTAATCTGTCATTAGCAACTGTACCTGGTGCTAAATCGCCACTTTGAATAGTGCCGTCTGTAATACCACCTGTTTTAATTCTGTTTATGGCCATAATAGTTGTTCTCTCTTATTATTTATATATTTATTCGTCTTGGTCGTTGGTTGGGTTATAATTTTTACTGTCGTTAAAATCCGTTATGGTTGTTGTAAAACCAAAGTCATCATCAGCGTCGGCCGAGGTAGGATTAGGTGTTATTACTATTCTTACCTCTCTACTTTCACTACCTGTACCTGCTGTTGTTGGATTTGTGTGTATATCTGATTGTACTTCTTTGATAACCTTTTGAGTTTGTGCTGGTCCAAATAGATAAGTTTTAGCAGTAAATGTAAGTGTATATATAACAGCTCTACGTTGTGTAAAATTACCATTATAACTGTCTTCATAAGTAACACTATTTAATACTATTGGCACATCTCTTTTGATATTTAAACTAGGTATAGCGTTAACTGTAACAGTATAATCTGGTTGAAAAAAAGGTAATATTTGTTCTACAATTTGTAGGCCACTTTCCGCTGTGGCTGTAAATATGTTTAGACTATATGAAATATTGTAGGGTACAGGCATATAGTTATAATCTAATATTTTACCATCTGTTGATGTTTTTACTCTTTTAAATTTTTGAATACGATTTAATTTTCTACTAGGGTCATAAGCAATTGAAGTAATTTCAAAAGACATACGAGGCAAAGTAATTGCAAATTCTCTTTCATCTAAAGAGGGTTGTTGATCTAATCTTACTAAAAATTTTTCTTTTGGAGCGTAAGCCAAAGGAACTTTAATAGATTGTATAACTGTATCGTTAGAGTCTTTTCTTTTGATTTGAATATTATTAAACAATTGGCCAAAGGCAATTGTCATTCTTCTCATTGACTCATTATAGAAATAATTACCAAACATTAAAACGCTCCTTCATCTACATCACCAAAAGGATTTCTTTCGGTAAAATCTAATATGTCATCTGCTGTAGAGGCCGTATCAAAACCTGCCTCACTATCTAAATCTAAATTATCGGCATATGTATTTGCCTGTGTTTGAATATTATAAGTTTCAAGTAAAAAGTAATTTGGTTCACCTGTAACACTATCATTTTCTAATAATAAAGCACCTGTACTTGAGTCTTCATTTGTACCTGCTTCAAGTGATACTTGATGTGCTAATTGATCTAAACTGTATTGTGTTTCAGCACTATCAATATCCGTAACACCTGTATTAAGTCTTTCTGAAGAATATTCCCAACGAGTACATTTTAATTTATAAACTGGTAAATTACCGAGTTGAAAGAATGGCTCTTGGTCTTCAACAAATTGTATTTCAAAAAAACTATTCATTAAAGGCATATAAATGATATCGCCTTCGTTTGGTCTTCCGTCTTTAATTAAAGTGTGAACAGAGTCAACAGCGTCTTGCCATCTTCTCTTAGCAACCATAAAGGTTGTATCTTCTCTAATTTCTAAACCAAACTTATTAATAATTTCTTGGTCACCAGCAAATCCTTCGGTGGTTTCCATATACATTTCAATTAAATATGAATCATCAAACTTACTTAATGAATCTTCACCAAGTATTAAATCTCTATTAACTAATGTTCGTGGTAAATAATAAACGTCTTTGCCGTATATTTTTAGGCCTTCTATAATTAAATCTTCGTATAATCTTTTTTCACTGGTATTGCCAATGCCGTTACCACCTTGGAAATAATGATTAACTGCCATATCATTATCCTATCATAAGTGGTTGTGACATTTCAAACGAGTTTCTAATTTCGTTTTCTATTTTTTCAATCTCTTGTATTGCTTCTGAATAAATTTGTTGACCATTTAAAGTAACTCCACCTAACATTGCAACTCCATTAAACTTACTAAGATTGGCACCCCAATTTTTCTTAAACAAAGCAGTTACATATCTTTTTAAAATCATATCATTGTAAATATCTGTAAATGTTTCAGGATCTAATTTACGATATGCTTCAATAACAAGATACTCACCTACTTGTAAATCATTTGTCCAGTCCATATCTATATACAAACGATTATCATTTTGTACAAATCTAAATGGTTTTTCCCCTACTAATATATGATCTAAAAAATCTAAATGTCTTAATACTATATCATAATTAATAATTGATGTTGAAGAAAAATCGTAAAGGTCATTTAATCGTAATTGATATCTTACGTCAAATAAGTTTAAATTACCTTTATCTGAAAAAGGGAAAATGTTGATAACTGAAAACACACTTTCAGGTACAATAATATAATTGTTACCTTCACTCCAAGTAGTTGTAACGGAATTTTTAGTAACAGATTCAGACGAGTTACCTGTAATTCTAGCTTTATCAGCTTCGGTGTATTGATATTTTAGATAGGTTCTACGAATACCATCATAGTGATATTGAGCATAGTATTGTAATGCTTCATCTATTCTATCTTCTAATTGGTCGTCATCTACGTTAATTTCAATGACTGGTTTTCCGAGTGCTCTTAAAGCGTATTGTTTTAATTGTTCTCTTGTAGCTGGCGTTGCCATTATTAACCCCTATAAGTGTTTACTACTATTTATAATAAAAATAGTGTGTTATCCTAGAGCAACAGCTTGAGCAATAGCAAAGGCAGTAGAGGCTTTTGTATCTATTTGTGTTTGAATTGAACTTGTTACACCATTTAGATAACTTAATTCTGTATTATCTACATCTCCGTTACCTATTTTGGTAGCGCTAATACCACTTGATAACTCACTATCTCCAATATTTGTAATTGTGTTATTGTCAGCGTCAATAGTCTTATTTGTTAAAGTGTCAGTAGAATTTGCTAAAATATACGATTGTAAATCTGATATATTTGATTCTGTGATTGTAATTGTGTTAGAAGCACTATTGATTGTTTTGTTTGTTAAAGTATCTGTTGAATTGGCTAAGATATAAGATTGTAAATCTGATATATTTGATTCTGTAATAGTGATTGTGTTTGAAGCACTATTAATAGTTTTATTTGTTAAAGTATCTGTTGTTGCTCTTCCTACTAATGTATCAGTAGATGTAGGTAATGTCAAAGTACCTGTATTTGATATTGAAGAAATAATCGGCGATGTTAAAGTTTTATTTGTTAATGTATCAGTAGTATCTTGTAATACAATTGTACCTGAAGCATTTGGTAAATTAATTGTTCTATCAGCCGTAGGGTCAACAACACCTAATACTGTTTCATAATCATCAGCTGTTGAACCTTCAAAAGTAAATGAATTAGTAATTTCAATTGTTGTTGAATTAACAGTTGTTGTTGTTCCATTTACAGTTAAATTACCTGTAATAGTGGCATTACCTGTTACAGACAAGTTATCATCTATTGAAATTGTGCCTCCAGCAGAATCTAATGTTAAATTACCTGATGAAGTGTCTATTTCATTATTACCTGTAACACCAACTTGAATATTACCTGAAGTTGTTGCTCCTGATATAGTACCTGTAATTGTACCTGATACTGTAAGATTACCTGTTACAGTTAGTCCTTCATCAATTGTAATTAGAGATGAATCTGTAGATGATAGAGTTGTACCAGATATGCCGATTGCAGAATTTTGTATTGCGCTTGTGCCATTACCTAAAAGAATTGCATTTGAAGTAAGAGTTACAGCACCTGTACCACCGTGTTCTACTGCTACAAATTCACCTGTTTGAAACTCTGCTAAACCTGTTGCTGTTCCACTTTCGTTAAAGACTGTTCGTATCGGTGTTTTTGCTACCATATGTTATTCCTTAAAAGAAAAATAATGTGTTTCCTTGTGCTGACCCTAAAACTGTTCCATTTGCCAAAGTAAATTGTGCCACAACTTTATCAGGATCGGCTTTAAAATCTAGTTTTGTTGCTTGAGTATTTAGACCTAATGCTTTAGTGAAAAATGGAACCGCTTGAACGGGTGAACCATCATCTCCTGCTAACGCAAGTGTCTTTGTTACTCCACTTACAACTTCAACGTTTGAGTTTAATGGTAATGTAGCACCTGAAGCGGAAATAGAAATTGTTCCTGTTCCGTCAGATGATATAGTTGAACCACCAATATCAATCGTGTCACCTGCTAGATACAATGAACGAAATCTTTTAGATACGGAACCTAAATCATATGTTTCAGTTGTATCAGGCAAAATATGTTGGTCAATTGCTGACAAATCAACACTTGAACCATCATTAAAATTAGCAACAGTAACAACACTGCCACCATTTCTCATATAAACTACTTTGTCTGTTATATTAACGGCGACTTCGCCGTCTTCTAAATCACTAGTAGTCGGTACAGCAGAAGCCGTTGTACTTCTTTTTAATTTTATAACAGTTGCCACTTATTAATCTCCTAAATTAATAATTAATTAAAATGTTCCACCATCAATTGATGTAACTGTTACTGCTCCGCTTGTTACTGTAAAGTTATCAGCACTAAATGAAGCAATACCTTTATTTGATGTAGAAGCGTTTTCTCCAGTAATTGTTAAAGTGTTTGAAGCAATAGCTGTTACAATACCTTCACCATTCGCAATTGTTAAAGTTTCACCAAGAGCAACTGCATCTGAAGAAGCGTCACTTCCTG